ACAAGAAACTAGTTCTAGACCATCACGCTAATATGCTAAAGGCTGGGTACAAGTATTCCCACTCCGAAGAACGTGATGGATGGGGTGATGATGTTGAGACTCATCATCATTACATCTCTAAAGATGGTGGGCACATGAAAACAATGACTTATAGCTCATATGCTCACGGGTTAGGTCATAAGTTGAGAGTGGGTTACACAAAACGTAAACTACAAACAAATCATCCAGACCTAAAAGGATAAGGCTCTAAAATGAAACTAATCTCAGAAGCAGTAGAAGATGTAAAGGTCATCGTTGAAGAAAAGAACGGTGTCAAGAATCTATACATCACTGGTCCATTCTTGGTTGCTGAAACCAAGAATCGCAATGGGCGTATCTATAAGAGTGATACTCTAGCTAGAGAAGTGAATAGATACAACGAAGAGTATATCAAAAACAACAGAGCATTCGGTGAACTGAATCATCCAGATTCAGTCAATATCAATCTAGATCGCGTATCGCATCTAGTAACTAGCCTGAAACAAGAGGGTAACGTCTTTGTTGGTAAGGCAAAAATTCTTGAAACACCTATGGGTAAGATCGCAAAGGCTCTAATGGAGGGCGGTGCTTCTCTAGGTGTATCATCACGTGGCATGGGTTCACTCAAAGAAGTGAATGGTGTAAACGTGGTGCAAGATGACTATTATCTAGCTACAGCGGCAGATATCGTGGCTGATCCTTCTGCACCAGGTGCCTTTGTACAAGGTATCATGGAAGGTAAAGAGTGGGTATGGGATAACGGCATCGTAAAAGAAGTCAATATCAACGCATACTACGAAGAAATGCAGAAGGCAAAGTCGAAGCAAATTGAAGAGATCTCACTCAAGATCTTTGAAAATTTCCTCTCAAAAATCTAATTTGTATAAATAAAATAACCGTAATAGGAGTTATCCAATGAGTAAGACACTTGCTGAATCTGCTGCTGAGATTCTAAACACATCACTAGGAGCACCGAAAGATGCACCTAAGAAGATCGATGCAGAAATTGAAGATGCTACTAGTGAAGATGCCGATGGCAACCAACTAGACAATCCAGGAGCTAAGGCTTCTGCATCTATTTCTCAGAATCCACCTCCAGCTGCTAAGGGCGATCCAAAGTCTGTGAAGGCACATTCATATGTACAGCCAGGCACAGAAGTAGTTATGGAAGATGAGTCGGATGAAGAATCTGAAGTATCTCTAACAGAAGAAGAAATCGAAGAGTATCTGGACTCGCTTTCGGAAGAAGAACTAGCTGAACTAGTTGCCGAAGCAGAGCAGATTGACGAAGAAACTGATGAAGATTCTGATGAAGAAGAATCTGCTCCTCAGCTAACTCAAGAACAAATTGCAGAAGCTCGCGCTAATGCAATCAAGGATCTTGTGCAGAATAATATGGCATCTTGTCAGGAAGACGTGGATGCACTTTTCAATGGCGAATCGCTATCTGAAGAGTTCCGCACCAAGGCAACAACTATATTCGAAGCTGCTGTACGTTCGCGTGTAGAAGCTATCGCTGCTCAAGTTGTAGCCGAAAACGAAAAGATTCTAGAAGATTCAATCGAATCGATCCAAGAAGATCTAACAGAACAAGTAGATGGCTACTTGAATCATGTTGTGGAAGCTTGGATGGAAGAAAACCAACTAGCTATTGAGACTGGTCTAAAGGTAGAAATCACCGAAGACTTCATCAATGGTCTAAAGACACTATTTGCCGAACACTACATCGAAGTGCCAGAAGATAAGGCAGACGTTGTAGAAGAAATGGCTGCTGCTGTACTTGCCGCCGAAGAGAAGCTTTCTGAACAAGCTGAAGTTCTAGCTGCAACTACAAAGGCATTGAACGAAGCCAAGGCAACAGAAATTCTTCGTAAGATCTGTGAAGGTCTGACCGAAGTACAAGTTTCGAAGATCAAGTCGCTCGCAGAGGGCGTAGAGTTCACCTCAGATGGTGAGTATACTGAGAAACTGAATACGATCCGTGAAAACTATTTCCCATCGGGCAAGATCAAGAATGCTGCGCCAGAAGTTGTTGTTGAAACAACCGACGAAGCATCTGCAAATGCACCGAAGGATCCAGTCATGGATTTCTACGTCAATGCGATCACTAAGCAACTACCTAAAATCTAAAGGAAGGTAATCAAATGTATCTATCAGAAACACATGTAAACAAGTGGGGTCCTGTTCTGGACCATCCTGATCTACCAAAGATCAGCGATCCACACAAGCGTTCGGTAACTGCTCTTGTTCTTGAGAACCAAGAGAAGGCACTACGCGAAGAAGCTGCTGCTATGGGCAAGCTATGGGAAACTACACCAGCTAATGCTGTTGGTGGCGGTATGTCCCCAGTTGTCGGCGGCGAAGGTAACATCAAGGGCTTTGATCCAATTCTAATTGGTCTAGTTCGTCGTTCGCTACCTAACCTAATGGCATATGACGTTTGCGGCGTGCAGCCAATGACCGGTCCAACTGGACTGATCTTTGCAATGCGCACCAAGTACGGCAATCCATCGTCAGGCACGGAAGCATTCTACAACGAAGCTAACACTGCATTCTCTGGTACTGGTTCGCACCAGAACAACGATCCGTTCGGTAATGCTGCGTTCGTTCTAGCTAACACTGGTACTCCAGTGACCACATCTGCTGGTGAAGACTTTGGTGGCGCAACAACTCTAAACGAAATGGGTTTCACCATTGATCGTGTGTCAGTTACAGCTAAGACTCGCGCCCTAAAGGCAGAGTATTCGCTAGAACTAGCACAAGACCTAAAGGCAATCCATGGTCTAGATGCAGAATCGGAACTGTCGAACATTCTTTCGACTGAAATTCTTGCAGAAATCAACCGCGAAGTAATTCGCACGATCTATGCAACTGCAAACGTTGGCTACACTGGTACGTCAACTGCTACATTCAACTTGAACTCGACATCAGATACATCTGGTCGTTGGGCAGTTGAAAAGTTCAAGGGTCTTCTATTCGCAATCGAACGCGCAAGCAACAAGATTGCTAAGGATACCCGTCGTGGCAAGGGCAACATGCTAATCGTCTCAACAGACGTAGCATCGGCTCTAGCAATGACCGGACTTCTAGACTACAACTCGGCTCTATCTAACAACACAAACCTAACCGTTGATGACACCGGTAACACCTTCGCTGGTGTTCTATTCGGTCGTATCAAGGTCTATGTTGATCCATACTCGGTAACGGGTTCGGATTACGTTGTTGTTGGCTACAAGGGCGCAACACCATATGACGCTGGTATCTTCTATTGCCCATACGTTCCTCTACAGATGGTACGTGCAACCGATCCAGCTACCTTCCAGCCTAAGATTGGCTTCAAGACCCGTTACGGTCTAGTAGCAAATCCATTCTCGACTGGTGGTGGAGCAACTTCGGGTACAATCACCAACGGAACAAACGTATACTATCGCAAGTTCCGCGTTGATAATCTAGTAGGCTAATAGCTGAACGAATAATAATAATAACTAAGTGACTCAAGGGAGGTTCTTTAAGAACCTCCCTTTTTTATTTCAGCTAAATAAAGCAGAGAGGTGAATCAATGTCAGCACTAACTAGAAATCCAACAGTAAAAGATTTGATGCAGTCTACTAAGTTTAGACTAGTATTCAATAGACTGCCTAATGTAACGTTTTTCTGTCAGACTGCAACATTGCCTGGCGTGTCTCTTACTGAAGTGCCTCGTAATACACCATTCATCGATTTATACTCACCTGGCGAAAAGCTGATATATGATCCTCTGACAGTATCGTTTCTTGTCGATGAAGATTTGAGGGCGTGGCAAGAAATCCACGACTGGATCAGAGGAATGACATTCCCAACAGACTTCAAAGAGTACAGAGACTTGGATCTTCTAAATCCAAACACAATATCAAGATCTAAGAGTCCTAGAGGATTTCCGCAGTTCTCAGATGCGACGGTTTCTATCTATACCAACAAAAATAATCCACACATAAGAATTCACTTGAAGGATGTATTTCCTATCTCACTAGATGGTCTTCAGTTTAGTTCTATGGATAGTGCTGAGAATATCATTACCGCAACATCATCGTTCAGATTTTCATACTACAACATAGAAAGACTTTGACAAACATATGATACAGTGCTATACTGTGCTAGTGTCTAACTATCAAAGTGAATTATGAGCAAGCTTGAAGCGCCATCTCTAACTGAAATTATGGAGTCTTGGAACAAAGACTCTGTGATTGATGATACTAACCCAGGAACAGAAATTCTCCGTATTCCTGCTCTACACAATAAGTACAACAAGTACCTAACGCTCCACAATCTCGCATCCAAACGTGCAAATGTAGAATTGCAAAAGCTTCGAAAGTTGAAGTGGGCATACTACTCAGGTAAGATGGACAATGAAGAACTCAAGGAACATGGATGGGTACCATTTCCATTCATCCTAAAGTCCGACATCACAACGTATCTGGACGGCGACATAGATATTACTGACCTTCAACGTAAGAAAATTTATCACGAAGAAGCCGCAAATTATTGCCAGAACGTTATGAAGGAACTGAATAATCGTACCTGGCAGTTGAAGGAATTTATGGCTTGGTCTAGATTCCAAAATGGTCAATATTGAAGTTGTATAAATAGAGATGCAGGTCACGATACGGGAATATCCACCTGCTCTAACACTAAACAGGAGTGCCAGCATGGTCTCTATGCGAAACACTAGAGATATCATTTGAAGAAAATCCATCTATAAGCGATCAGGAATTGAGTAAGATTCCTGAAGATGCTGAATTAGCCATCTCAGCTGGTGGCGGATCTACAACAGCAGGTAAAAGATGGGTTACAAACGGAACGCTAGATAGACTAGTAGAGAAAGATTGTACCATAGAAGATGGATGGACTTACGGTAGATGTAAGTGCATCTTCAACGATCCAGCCAAGCAGAAAGAGTTCGGATCTAAGGCTGATGTAACAAAACGTGGTGCCGCTATCAAAAAAGCATGGGATAGTGGAAAGATGGATGTTAGAGATCACTCTAAATGTGGTAGTAAAGGCGATAAAAATCCGTCCAAAAGACCTGAAGTTAGGGCAAAGATAAGGAATGCGGCACTAAAAGAGTCTAAAGTTCGTTCAGATAGAATGAAGAGGGTCAAGCCTTGGCAGTACAGATACGACAAATAGACAATAGCTATATTCATGTAGAATGTGAAGATTCTATAGCAATGGAATTACAGCAGTTCTTTACGTTCGAAGTTCCAGGAGCAAGTTTTTCTCCTCAATTCCGTAACAAATTTTGGGACGGAACTATAAAATTGTTCAACTTTCGAACACGAAAGGTCTATGCTGGTCTTTCTCGCCACGTTGAAGAGTTCTGTAAGTCTAATGACTACGAATACAAATTAGATCTATTTGATAGTGGACTCGGTGAGCCTACTCTAGACTTTGTGAAGAAACTCAATCTTCCAATGGAACCAAGAGACTATCAGCTACTCGCTTACATGTACGCACTCACTAAGAAAAGATGCGTAGTAGTATCTCCAACTGCATCAGGCAAATCTCTGATGATCTATATGATGATGACTTGGCTCTTATCTAAGGGTAAGAAGCAGGGTCTTTTGATAGTACCTACAATTTCACTTGTAGAACAGATGTATAGCGATTTCAAATCGTATGGGCTAGACGTAGAAAAGTATTGCCATAAGATCTATGGAGGTCTAGACAAAGCACCTACTAGCCCTATTACTATTTCAACATGGCAGTCTATCTACGATTTGCCAAAAAAATATTTCGCGCAGTTCGATTTCGTCATAGGTGATGAGGCGCACACATTCAAAGCAAAGTCACTAACCGACATAATGACGAAACTGATAAATTGTGACTATCGCATAGGAACTACTGGTACGCTAGATGGTTCTAAAGTGAACAAACTAGTGCTAGAGGGGCTTTTCGGTCCATCTAAGAAAATCGTCAGTACGAAAGAATTGATGGACAAAAAGCATATAGCTGATTTCAACATCAAGTGTATCGTACTGAAATATCCAGACGAGGTCTGCAAAACCATGAAGGGAGTCTCATATCAGGATGAGATGGAATTCTTGGTATCGAACGAAAGCAGAAACAACTTCATACGCGATCTTGTTGTGAACCTGAAAGGAAATAGTCTGATTCTATATACATATGTAGAGAAGCACGGCAAAGTTCTATTTGATCTAATTGAAGAAAAAGTGTATAATAGAAAGGTATTCTTCGTTCATGGTGATACTGATGTCGATGACCGTGAGTCAGTTAGACTTATCACAGAAAAAGAAAACGATGCAATTATCGTGGCATCTTATGGGACATTCTCTACAGGAATCAACATAAGAAATCTGCACAATGTAATATTTGCATCTCCAACTAAGAGTAGGGTTCGAACCCTTCAGTCGATAGGCAGAGGTCTTAGATTAGGAGACAATAAAGATAGTGCAGTATTGTATGATATTGCAGATGATCTACGCTATAAGTCATATACCAATTACACAATCAAACACTATGAAGAAAGAGTTGGTATGTATAGCGAAGAACGGTTCAAGTTCAAAATCCACAATGTGAGTATCAAATGAATCCAGAAACAATCAGATATATCCGTCTAAAGAACAGCGACGAAATCATCGCTTATGTCCATGAGAGTAAGACTAAATACATCTGCTCTCGTCCAGTATTGCTATTCGTGGTGAATATGTTTGAAGATGGTAAGCAGCTTCTAAATTCCAGAGAGTATCTACCACCTACAATTGTACAGGATCAGGTCGTGTCTTTCGACAAGAAAGATGTTGTTTTCTGTGGTACTGTACTAGAATCCTTCAAGTCTGAGTATATTGAAATGAGTGATTACTTTTTCAATTTGGATCTGATTCAGTCTAAGACTTCTGTAAAGAAGCCTACTGGAGAAGATTCTAAGAAGGATAAGGTAGTGTCGATTGTAGAAGCGTTGATCGACAAGAAGAATAAGCCTGTTCACTAAAGTATCTTATAGTATTCTTAGAGTAATACTTACTGAAACACGACACAGACATTATACAAATTGATTGAGGACTAGTCAAGTTATTATGGCAAAAAAACACTACATCGACAACACACAGTTCCTAAGTGAAATGGTAGCATACAGGAAGGCAGTTAGGCTTGCTAAGAAGGAAGATCTTCCTAAGCCTAAACTG